CCTCAATAGCCGCTTGATCGACGCCATTGCTGTAGCACCAACCAAGCACCTGCGCCTGCGTCAGATCCTCGTAAGGCGTGAACTCACCAGTCGGCGGAGCGAACGAGCAGGAGCCGTAGCAAGTGCCGCTGTATTGATCCTGAGTGCCGTTGCAACGCCAATCGGCGGTGATAACGACATTCGTTTCAGAGCCTTCGGTGGGCTTTACGAGAAGGCGTTCGATGATCCAAGAGAGGGTAATCATAGGATTAGGCAGCAGAAGTTGTGGCGAGAAGATAGTAGATCGTTCCATTAACCTTTATGGCAATCTTGTTGGTCACAGTGGTGTTTGTGATTGCTGCGTTGGTGACACCAGAACCCTCGGTAAAAATAGCAGGAATAGTGTTACTTGCAGAACGAGTGGAAGTGAACAACTGTACAGTTCCAGCGGGTCCGGTTGTCGGCTCTGTTCCGGTTCCAATAGCTAAAACCTTAGCGGCAGAGGTTCCGAATGTGCTAACCCCCACGCCGACGTTGCCGGAGGAGTCGATCTGAAATTGATCCGTCGATCCGTTACGGACGATGAAACTGCCGGTTGTTCCACCGGTGAAGTCTTGAGTGCGAATGATCAGGTTGTATGGCGTCGATGTATCCTTGATGATTGATGCGCTTCGTGCGCTTGCGGTTGATCCACCAATCATCAATCCGGTAAACAATCCGCTATCCACGGTAGAACCATTGCTGACATGGAGCTTTGCAACAGGACTCGCACCAATCCCCAACCCCGTGGAGTTCAGGGTCATTCGAGTGCCGCCTGCGCCGTCGAGGAACGTGTGTATACCGTCGTACGTTACGGTGTAAACCGGATTGGTAAACGTCGTCCCACCGACAGCGGTGGACGGAGTGATTTCAAAGGCATTGTCTACAGCGATCTGTTTACCAAGTCTGAAATTGTACTTGGTAGATTGCCCTATCATGCGGAGCTTCGAGCCATTGCCAGCAGATGCTTCCTCAAGCCCAAACTCACCAACCAGATGAAGAGGATATAGCGGAGTTGCTTGTACAATACCCACTCCAGTACTCGTAACCGCCAGCTTATTCGTCCGCACCGTCAGATCGCCGGTGATGGTGGCGGAGGCGAGGGTGGCGGTGCCGGATGCTCCGAGGATGTTGTTTACGCTGATCTTCTTCGTCGTACCAGATGCCGCCATTGTCGTGTCAGAGACATCGACCACCGGAAACATATCGTTGACTGGATCAGCAGCCGTTAAGGCTGTTAGGGCTGTAATCTTTGAATCTGCCATAGGTCAGTTGGATTGAATTGCGAGTTTAAAGAGGTCTTCCTGTTGTAGAAAACCAGCGTCTTCACGCAACAGAGAGTCGAAGGTGCCAAAGGTGATGACGATCTTTCCGGTGCCGTCTTCTTGCAGCACAAAGAACTCGTCCTCTTGCAGGACATCTCGACGCAGCACCGGCGCATCAGTGCCACCGGCTTGACCGGAGAACAACCGATTCAGTGCTATGCCGAGTGAGATCATTTAGGCTCGGGCTAGAAATGCTACGACGCTACCAGACAAGATCTGGAATCCAGTGATATTACCCACCAGCGGTAGGCCAGCAGGAATCGTCTTGGATGTCCAAGTGCCTGAGATCTGGTAGCCGGTGATGGACGTAAACACCGTCGGCTCGGTTGGGATCAAGCCAGCCCAGTTGCCGGTCTGAGCGGAGGTGCTAGTGACCAGCGCAAAGCCCTCGCGGCCCATGCTGTACTCGGTTGAAATGTCTGCTTGGACGGCCATAAAATTGTGTTTGTTAAAGGGGAGGCTGTCAGCGTATCCAACAGCCTCCCCAGTTTTGGTTTGTTAACCCTTACGGATCTTCGGTGCCAGACTGCCCTGTATCCACAGGATCAGTTTGCCTCCCTCGGGAATAGTCGCGGTGTTGAAGGCGGTGCGCTGGAGTGACGCATCGACTTCGGGGCCGGCGACAATCTTAGCCTTGTCGTTTCGGTCCACCGAGATGGTTGTGGCGATTCTCATGGGTCAGCCGATTAAGCGGTGATGAGAACCTCGGCCTGTGTGGTGTCCGCGGCCGCGGCGCCGAACATGATGTCGTAGGACGCCATGTGAGCGCGGGATGCGCGGCTGTACCAGACGGAGAGCAGGCAGCTCAGGCCGTTGGCGGTGGTGACGGCGCGTTGCTCGAGGAACTCACCGGCGATCATGCCGACCGGGAGGCCGGAGGCGATGGCGATGGCATCAGGGCCGCAGACGAAGCCGGCGGTGTTGGTCTCGGCAGAGGTCCAGCGGTTGTTCTCGGCGACCACGTCGAAGCCGAACCGGCCGTTCGCCAGCAGCTCCAGGCGGCTGTCGGGGAAGGTGTTGCTTGCGGCAGAGAACTGGAGGCGAGCGATGTGGCCACCGTCCAGGATGAGGTTCTTGCTGCGGTAGTTCTTCGCCAGGGCGAGGATCGCAGGTAGATCGGAGGTGTCGAAGTTGGCCGCGGTGCCGATAGTAACTGCGGTGCCGTAGTTGCCTGAGACCATCAGGGCGGTCAGCACGTCGCTGATGCCGTAGGCAAACAGGTCGGCAGAACCGGCAGCCAGGTCGGACAGCATGAATCCCTGGTTAAGCTCCTGCTGGGTGACCGTGAAGTTCTTCGAGATCTGGTTCACGGTGACCGCGGTGGCGGCCAGTGTCGAATCGTTGTTGGTTTCCCAGGACGTCGGGTTGGTCTGGGCAGCGGTGCCGGTGGTGTACTTCTTGACTTGAACCGAGGCGCGGGGGCGAAGGTTGTCCAGGCCGACGTTGCGGCTGAAAGCGGAGACCAGGGCCAAACGAGTGGCGGCCACGGTGATCACTGCGTCGGCGAGATAATCGACAACCAGGCCCGAGGCGAACGTGTTGGCGTTCTGGGGGGCGTGGATGGCGCTCTGGCGCAACAGCTCGGAGTGATTGGCCACCAGGAACTTGCGGCGGTCAGCACCGGCCTGAAAGCCCTTGTGCTTCTCGAGCAGTGCATTGCCGAGGTTCTCAATGCGAACCGGGGCGACGGGCTCCGGTGCAGGGGCGGCGGTGATGGTCTTGGCGCTGATGGCAGCGGCCACGGCCTTGGCTACGATGGCGTCGATGTCGAGGGCGGTCGGCGCACTAGGAGCGGCCGCCACCACGGTGTTGGAATCAGTCATGTTGTGTGGTGTCTGCTGTGATGTCGGCGCGGTTGTCGCGCCATCGTCGGCAGCGTTAGTGCTGCCGGTCGAAAGTGTTTTGTCTGTCGTTTCGCCCTCCTCGACTTCGAGCTGGGCATAAAGCGCTTTAAACCAGTCACGGCCGGCTGCACCTCCCCAGAGGTTGGCGGCCACGTCGGCCGGGGTGTTGGCTTCGGCCTCAAGGAAGCGCTCATTGCGTGCCCACCAGGCGTTGGCTGTGCGGATCTTGTCCTCGGTGGGCGCCTCACCGGCCACTAGGGCCTCGGCGTCCAGGACGGTCTGCTTCTCGAGGCCATCACCGGCCAGGCCTTCGGCATACTGCTCGAGGCCGCGGCGAAGATTGCTTCGGACGGTCTCGGGGGCGGTCTTGGTCACAGCCCGAGGATGCCAGCAGGCGGCCATGGCGAGCTGCTCGGTGGTCTTGTCGGCCAGACCGAACTGGATGGCCTCCTGGGCGGTGAACCATGTTTCCGCGGTCATTGCCGCGCGGATCTGAGCTGAGGTCTTGCCGGTGCGCTTGGTGTAGATGCCGGCCAGGATCTCCGCGTGCTGGTCGAGGGCGTTGGCCATCTTCCGCATATCGTCTGAGGTGCCTGCCACCATTCCAGACGGGTCATGGATCATGAACAGCGAGGCCTCGGCCATCTCGATGCTGTCACCTGCCAGGGCAATGATCGAAGCAATCGAGGCGGCGATGCCGACCACCCGGGTGGTGACGGGCGCCTGCCGGCCTCGCAGCATATTGTAGATGGCCAGGCCGTCCCAGACGTTGCCGCCAGGGCTGTTGATCTCGACCACCAGGGGGCCGGGGCCTACAGACTGGAGAGCATCGGAGAATGCCTTAGCAGAAATGCCTGAACCACCGAACCAGTCCTCGCCGATCTGGTCGAATATCTGGAGCACCGCCGGTTCATGGACCGAGGCTCGGGGGCTGTAGGAAAGCCAGTTGGTTACTTTAGTCATTCGGTTTTCTTGGCTCTGGTTTTCCGCTTCTTGGGCTCGAGCACCGCAACCACCTCTTCGATGGGCTCGGCCGGGATCGGCTCGGGCATCTCTTCGGAAGGCGGCTGCTCGAGAGCGGCAGCGGCCGGCTCTGGGGCTATCGGCTGCTTTTGAGAATTGGAGATCTCGGAGACATCGAGGCCGTACTTGACCGCCAGATCTTGGATGTACCGGGCCTGTTGGGCCTTGGCCTCCAGGGCGGATCGCCAGTCGATGCCTCGGGCACCGTAGATCTCGTCATAGGTCGTAATGCCGGCACCAAGCTCGTTTAGCTGGGCGGCTGAGTTGCGACCGACGTCGACGTTGGGAGCCCGGGGCGCCTGGATGGCCACCTCGTACCAGTCGTCAGGAGAGTCTCGCAGGGTGGGGTCGGTACGGATGGCGTATTCCATCACATATTCCCAGATACGTCGAGCGGCCGAGGCCATCACCTGGTGCCGACTCCTGAACCACACCGAAGACATATCGAGTGAGCCCCGGTAGACGGTGCCCTGCATCGACTCTGGAAAGACCAGGACGTAAGGAATACCGACGCCGGCGCACACCTTTTCGGTGAGGCTGCGCCAGTACTCGCGCATATTAACATTGGGTCGGTCAGCGCTGAACTGCTCGAACTCGTCGCCAGTCTTCATGACCTTGACCGAGGCGCCGAAAATGTTTTCGTAGTAGTTCTGGGCGGTTCCCTGGGATCCAGCAACACCGGATCGGAGGCTGGTTGCCTGCACCTCACCGGAGCTCGTCTTGATCACCTGGGCCACCGAGCTGGCGAGCTTGCAGGACTCCATCTCGAGCTTCTGGAGATCGTCCAGGTCGTGAAGGTCGTTGATCACACAAGCCACAAAAGGCAGGCCGCGGAGCTGGCCGGCACGCTGGGCCTCGTAGATGTGGACCACCGAGTCGGAAGAAATGGATCGGATGTCGGTAAGTTGTCCCTGCTGCTGCTCCTGGCCGCAATAGAATGAGATGGCCCTACCAGTCTTGGGATCGAAACGGACGCCATCGAACACATCAGGGAGGCCCTCCTGGCCAGCGGGTGTCGACACTTGCTGCGGCTCAATGAGCTGCAATCGGGGCCGGCCGGTCTCGCCCTTGGTCAGGAGGATAAAGGATTCCCCATCGTAGAACCAGCCACGGGCTGCCAGCGACATCAGGGTGCCGAAAGACTGCCGGGATCCGATGTCAGGGTAGCGGCTCCAGGTGTCCCACCATTTCTTGGCTCGGAGATTCCAGTCGGGATTGGAGCTGGCCGGCTGCACCGAGAAGTTGCTGCCGACGGTGTAGTTCTCAAACAGGTCGCCCAGGCGATTCATCACCGCGTTGTTCTGCTCGAAGAATCGGCTCTTTCGGACGATCTGCTGCCGGGTCGAGGCAGTCACATCGAACCGCACCGAGGTGTAGCTGGTGTCCAGGAAGGACCGGCGGATCGAGTTAGACGCGCCCTCGTAACGGTCGACAGGCGCCGACCGGAACTTGCTCAGGATGGTGTCGAGGAATCCCATCAGCTCATGCCTCGATAGCTCGCCTCACGGCGGAAGTTGGAGAAGTCGCCGCCGAAACTGGTGGCTGCAACCAGAACCACGGTCACCATCTTGGTGTAGATCTGGGCGTCGGTGGGCGTAAGGTTGCCGTCCTGCTCGAGGTAATAGACGGCCAGGTCGTAGTCATCGACCAGGCTTTCCCACATCTCGACCATCTCGGACGGTGTCGGGGCGCCCTTGCCGGGCTCGGCGAA